TGTCCCCGTTAGGGTTATCGTTGCGAGCGGTGTATAAGTATTAGTAGGCATTATGCCGCCTTTATTCCGTAGAGCGAGAAGCGAGAGCCGATTTGATAATCAGCAGTTTCAGGCAATAGAGTAATCGAACTGACAGCAGCGGTGCTGTTCCAAAGACCTGAGATTAGGGTCAATTCTGAAGCTGCCTCTCCACCCAAAGACCTAGTGACTTTATTCTTAGTAGTTTCAAAGGGGTCGAGAATATCAACAACAGCTGCACCAAACCTGTTAGTGGTTGCCAAGTTTCCACCAATACCTAAAAAGATGTTAGTCCCTGAACCGCTAAAGCTAGAAACACTAGAGCCATTACCAAGCAAAAAATGCGAATAGTAGCTAGAAGTCGAAACTCCATTGAACCTAAGCAAGTTAGATTTTGCTCCGCCTGTTCCGCCCATACGAGTAACGATTCTCAACTGCAAGTGCTGATAAGTAGACGCGTAAGTAGATAGCGAGCTGAAAGTCACGCTAGATTGTGAGCCTGTAAGAGTCTGTGTTTCGAGTAGGTCAAAGCTACCGGCAGATACACCGCTGGCAGCTAGAAATCCTAGAGGGATAAGCATTTAGCCTAGATCTCCGACAAGTAGGTAAGAGCCGCTCGCCAAGCAGATAACAGTTGCACCTGAGTATTGCCCGGCAGTCTTTAGCTTTGCGCCCTTGCTGTTTAGAGTGACACCTGAACCTGCTGCGAAAGTAATCTGCCCCGAGCCTGTCTGAACAAAGTCAATGCGCTGTCCTGCGGTGAGAGTGTTGCTTACAGTTACAGTAATCGCGCTTCCGGTGCTGTTGATTGTATTCCCGGCATCAGTAGCAGCAGTCGTGTAGTTGGCAGTCTTGTTGCTAACGCTCCCCGTTGATAGTAGATCAGTCCAGGCGCTTCCGTTGTAATACTGAAAGACATTTGTTCCGGTCAGGTAGGTCAGCTGCCCTTCTAGCGGAGTTTCGATTGCAGCGCTGCGAGCAGTTGAGTCAACAAAGACTGCAACGACCTGCGACATCAGGTATTCGTTTAGCTCTGAAGCGTTGAGCGGAAACCCGTTGACAAAAGTTTTATAGGACATTCTAGAATTCCTTCCAAAGCTCTAGTGTAGTGAACCATTGGTTTACATTTATGTTGTGACTCACCTTAGTGATGGTGTAGCCCTGATCTATGTTTAGTTGAGGTGTTTGATACTTCACAGCGATAGTTTCTCCAGGGAGAAGCACAGCAGCGTGAGTCAGATTGCCTAGTCGGTTGATAGCCGGGGTTTCAACGCTCTTTACCAACTGTTTCTGAGTCTGATTAAATACCGCCTGCGCCCAAGAAGTCAGCTCAGCTTCGTCAGTTGTGTTCAGGTCAGCATCTAGAGCAAACTCCCCGTAAAGTTCAATTGAGTCGGTGTTGCGAACTAGCACCGATGTAGCGCTGTCAGACTTTAGAGATACTTTCAGCGAGTTGAACACAGCGTCAATGTCTGAAGCAACTTCTAGATCACTCATGCATAGGTGTAGCGCATCGCCGTGATTGTTGCCTACTGAGTAAGTGCTTTCAGTCACATCGGGAGCGGTGCGAGGGATAAAGACAAATTCCTGAGTTTCAGGGTCAACCCAGAACAACCCCAAGCCAACCTGAATAGCATCATACAACGGGGTATTAGGGATAAAGTCGGTTAGCAGTTCGCCCGGTATCTTTCCGCGAGTTGCAGCGCTAGAGCTGTGCATATCTGTCCCGAACTGATCAGCGAGAATCTCAACAACCTCATAAGGCGTTGCATACCCGTCAGGAAACAGCTCTGTATCTGCGGTGTCTAGCAGGGCTAGGCGTGAATTCACAAACTTCTTGAAGCTGTCATAAGCGGTCAGGCGCATGAGGTTCTGATTGCTGTCGCTGTCGTAGTTCACCTGGATAGTGTCAATAAACCCGTTGAACAGAGTTACATTCAATAGGTCGCGCTCTAGTCGGACTCTTACCGGCACCCCTGGGCGGAAGGCAGGGTTCTGAGTCGGGTCAATGATTAGGTTCTGAAGCGTGATGCTCGCTTGCCCTGATTGCGGTTGGAAGTAGAGAGCGTCTTGAACTTGCCCGCCGATGCTTGTCTGCACCTGCGAAGTGCTGCACTCAAAAGCTTGCCAGGTAAAAGCAATCGGGCTATCGCCTGCGAGAACATCAGTTCCATTTAGTAGGGATACGCCGATAATAAACTGATTAGCTCCCGCGAGAACATCATCGCCACCTAGAAGCGAGATACCTAGAATGAATAAGTTTCCCTCAGCATCAGGTAGAAAGAATTCGACCTTTAGATCGCTGGCGATGTCGAAGTCAGTTAGAACATCACTCATTTGAGCAACTTCTGAAGGGTAGCGCCAGTCTGGTTTTGATACGCCTGCAAGCTTGATACAACGCCTGAAGCGTTGCTAGAAGGGGTATTTACGACAATGTTCTGATTGACAACAACAGGCGGTTTAGTAGTCGTTGGCTTGGTAGTTGGTGGCTTGGTGCTAGACGCGGTAGTGCTGCCCATAAACATATTGCCCTGAACACCGCTAGGGGTAGGTGCAGTTGATTGCCCGGAGAAGTTGACAGCTCCCTGCCCTTCAGTCCTAGACCAACCGCCATTGGCCATAATCTGCTTATTCACATAGTCAATAGCTTGCAGAGCAACTAGCACAGCGGTAATCGGCCCGAGAGCGCCCTTCATGCTGACAGCAAGGGCATTAGTGCCGGTAGCACTTAGAGCGCTTACGACATTGTAAGCCTTCCAAGCGGCTGTGAGTGTGCCCACAACTCCTACTAGCGGAATGATTGCCTCACGATACTTGATAACAAAAGCAACGACCTGCCCGAAGCCCTTGATCATGTCAACAATAACTTTCACAATTTCCTGAAGCATCTCAGTTGTGCCAGGCTCAGCCAGCCATTGTGAAAACTGTTGCAGGTAAGGCAGTAGCGCCATGCCTATCTGCTCTTGTAGCTCTCCAAAGAGGATTTGCATACGCGCATAAGGGTCGGTGTTAGAAGCAGCCTCAGCAGCTCCGTCAAACTGTTGTGCTAGGAAAGCAATAGGGTCATCTACGCCCTTGACCGCAGGAAGCAATCGCTCTAGCGCTCCGGTGCTTCCCTCTAGTGCCTTGGCCATCGCCTGAGTTACAGCATCAAGGGACTTACCTGAACCGGCAGAAACATCTAGGGCAACGCCTAGCAATCTGTTTGATTCTTCTAGATCACCGGTTGATTGAGTTAGTTTAGCGAACGCTGGGCGCAGTTGGTCATCAGCAACCGATGCTTGTAGCTGATACTTGCCAATAATCTTTTCGACAGCAGAGATTTGATTATCTGTTGCCTGAGTAGAAGCTTTTAGAGATAGAGCAAGTAGCTCTTGAGATTTGACATCTTCAATTGCAGCCTTAGAAGCTTCTTTGAGCTGATTGATAACGACACTTAGAGAGAAACCTAGACCGATAGCGCCGAGAGCAGTTTTCATGCTCTTGCTTATCTTGCCTACTGTGCTGTTGAGTCCCTTGAGGTCTTTGGCAGCGCCGTTGGTAGCGTTGGTGAGCTTCTTGAACTCTCCCAAGATTTCAACATTGAGAACTAGGCTCACTTGTTACGCTCCTCAACTACTTTTCTAAAGGCTGCCAATTCTGCGAGAGTTAGCTGTCTGATTTCGCTAGGCGGTAGACCTGTTGCCAGGCTAAACCTTGCCATGCGCTCAGCTGCTTCCTCTCTTACTCTTTTTTTGCGTCAGCAGTTAGGAATCTGATTGCTTCCTGTTGCGTTAGCTTTTCTGTGTCCTCAAACTTGAATGATGCATCTTCTCTGCGCTTGAAGATGTAATAAAGCACTCGCAGGGTTCTGCCTCTTGGCTTGCCGTCTGCTAGTAGATCATCGAACCCGGAATTGAGCATCAACTCAAGTTCCTCAATCTCGCCGAGGGTTAGTTCCTCAATCTTAATCATCTGCGTTTCTCGCTTTCGCTGTTTCTCTGACAATGAGCTGTTCTAGCTCGCGAAGGTAGTCCTGGTAGACTTCCGTTCTCGTCAATCCTATCGCTTTGATGAAAAAAGGCTGTGGTTTGATGTTGCGTTTGAACCAACCCCAATGTATCGGGTTTGCATAGGGAACGCGCCCATTGTTACCGGCACTAATCGAAACTCTGCCTGTTGCTCTTGCAGCAATCCTGATTGAGTCCCTGAGCGCCCCAGAGCGAACCGGAGCCAAAGTCTTTGCCTCATTGACAACCCTGTCAGCTGATCTCTTAGCTGCATCGGTTATCTCTTTGTTTGGGACTCCAACATTCTGCAACGCTTTAGTTACAGAGCGCAGTCCCTTGACCTTGACTCCGGATTGCTCCATAAGGTTACGCGGTTACAATCTCCACGCCGTAGTAGACATCGTTGGCAGGGTCGTGCGTAGTGTTGTCTACTCGTAGGGTTACAGAGAAGGTTGAAGTGTTGTTGCTGGATAGCGACAGCGGAGGTAGCTCATTGAACTTTACAGTTCCCTCGTAGTGAGGCTGGTTTGAGCTTGCAGTAGCGTTGCCGTTAGGTGCAATGGTAAAAGCTGCGGTAGTTCCGAAGTTAGCCCATAGCACTCTGTATAGGGAAGCTGCGTCACCGGACACAATACCCTCTAGAGTTAGCGCCCACTCGCCACCTACACGCTGCTCGCAGAAGGTCTGAACATCGCCAGGTGC